AGGCGTGGTACTGCTCATTCTGCATATTATGAAGTAAACCGAGCCACGGGCGAACAATGTGCGCCCGTGGCAGGAGCAATGTTTATGCTTGAGGGCGCACATTGTGCGCCCTCAAAACTAAAATCCCGATTTATCCGGATAAACACAAAGCCCCGAGTGCTTAAACACTCAGGGGCTTTTGTTTTATATGTTTTTAAGCTTTTCCTGTTGTATATGTCTGTGCAGAAGCAGCGTGAATACCGTGCATACCAGCACTCCTGCCATACCAAGTATCCCCAGAAGCATTGCTGCTCCCGAGCCCTTGCCCTCTCCGAACAGAGCGGTAAGGAAGCTTCCTGCGGACTGCTCCGCCATAAGCGGTTCGGCAGCCTTGTCGATGAATACTCCGCTGAACAGCCCGCCTATGGGTATGGTGAAGAATTGCAGCGTATTTCGGCAGGAGTAGACCCGACCCTGCATATCCGCAGGGATAGTGCTGCGGAAGATAACGTCAAGCTGCGTTCCCATGACGGGAATGAACAGCCAGCCGCAGACGGCTCCCACGCACCATATTATGGGCGAATCTGACAGCGCAAGGAGAAAATTCTCAGTGCTCATGGAGAAAAACAGCGACAGGCATATGAGCCTTACACGGCTTTTCGGAGCAGGCAGCGCTGATGCAATGATGCTTCCGAGCAGCGCAGCTATGCCTGCACAGGCGTTTACCGCACCGAGGACGCCTTCACCTCCCGACGCCTTTGGTATTATCAGCGCAGGAAGTGCCGCGGTGTAGGCTGAGGCGATAAGGTTTATCCCCGACAGGAAGAATATGAGCTTCATAATGAGGGGATTATCCTTCAGCCAGCGAAGTCCCGAGGCAGCGGAGCTGAGCAGGGACTGCTCCTGTTTATACGACCTTTCGGGTTCGGGAATCTTTATGAAGAACAGCAGCGCAGAAAAGGCTGCACCGAAAGTGAGCAGGTCGGTGGTGATGACCGCTCCGATGCCGCCCCATGCGTAAAGCAGGGTTGCAAATACGGGGGTGAGTATGGTGTTCAGCGACTGTGAGAAAGAGCGCAGTCCGCCTGTTTTCTGGTAATGCTCCTTTGGTATGAGCTGTGTTGCCGCTACCTCCGCCGCAGGCTGCTGGACAGTGTTCATCAGTCCGCCCACTGCGTTGATGACATAGAGATGCCACGGACAGAGCTGCCCCGTCTTTATGAGCAGGAAGGCGGCTGCCGTTGTTATGGCTGCCAGCAGGTCACAGACCAGCATGGTGCGCTTTTTGTTCCATTTGTCGCTGAGAGCGCCTGCAAATATGCTCATCAGCACATAGGGCGCATATGAACATATCCTCAGCAGAGCGGTGCTCAGTGCAGAGCCGCTCCCACGGTAGAGCCACAGCACCAGCGCATAGCTTGTCATGCCGCTGCCCAGCGCGGATAGTGACTGTGTGCTCCATAATAACAGATAGCTTTTTAATTCCTTTATAGTTTTCATTGGCTTTGCTCCTTTTTGTTATTCTTGTCTGCAAGCAAAGCCCGAGGGTATCAGTAATCCTCCATGCAGTCCCTCAAGCCTTGCATGGAGCTGAAACGGTGCATAAACGCATTTTTGTATCCTTCCTTTCCTTCAATGATATGTACAATTATATCACCCAGCCCTCATATTGTCAATCCGGGGTGAAATAATCGCAAAAAACAAGGGGATATATATGCTAAAAACTGTATATTTGACAATTGACGGAGAAGATATTGTTTGTTATAATATAAATGTAATTTGAATTTTTATTCAAAAAAACAGGAGGTATATGAGAAATGAAGAAGACTGATCTGAAGCTTATTGCTTGTCTGCCACTGGCTGCTGTTCTGGTAAGCTGCGGCAGAACTGCCATCGACCCCAATGACTATGTTGAGGTAACATTCGATGGTATGGACACTGTTGCCTATGCTCATGCTGAAGTGGATTATGAGAAAATGGTAACGGATAACCTCAAGGCTTTCGGCATCAAGAGCAAGAAGGACGACCACGCCATCGAGAGAGCTGCCGGAAAGCTCGAGAAGTATCTCAGCGGCGAACTGGACAAGTCCTCAAACCTTTCAAACGGCGACGAGATCGTATTTGAGTGGGATGATGACGATGTTGAGAAGCTTGAAAAGAAGTACAAGATAAAGCTCAAGGTAAGCGACAAGACAATTACCGTAAAGGACCTCGACGAGCCCAAGAAGTTCGATCCCTTCGACTATCTTGATGTAAGCTTTACAGGCGTTGGTCCCGACGGTCAGATACAGCTGGATTACAGCGATCTTCCCGTTGACTACGTTTCATTCTATGCTGACCCCAGCTACGGACTCAGCAACGGCGACAAGGTCAAGGTGACCTTCGGCTACAGCGAGGACAGCGCAAAGGACGAGTGCTTCAGTCAGGGATATATGCCTGAGAATTACGAGAAGGAGTACACTGTTGAGGGACTCCAGCAGTACGTCACAAAGATATCAGAGATCGAGAAGAAGTCCTACGACAAGATGGACAAGTACGCTCAGGACCGTTTCATGGAAGACGTTGAGGACAACTGGGATAAAAAGGAACTCAAGGATATCGAGCTCCTCGGTGTAAATCTCTATGTTCCAAAGGAGGAGAGCTACAGCATGAAGAACGCTCTCTGCTATGTATATAAGGTAACTACCACACTCAAGGGTGAGGAGAAGAAGGACGAGGAGCCTACAACAGAGGCTGCAACAACAGCAGAGGCTGCCACAGAGGCTCCCACTACAACAGCTGAGGAAAAGAAGGACGAGGGAACCACTACTGCCAAGGCTGACGAGAAGAAGGAAGAAGCAACTGAGGCAACTACCGAGAAGAAGGACGATAAGAAGGAAGAAGCTAAGAAGGGCGAAAAGGTTTACTACTACTTTGCTTACTATCAGAATGTACTCTCACCCGGAGACCCTGACAAGGACTACGACGCTCAGAGCTACAACGAGCCCAGCTACTCCAATTTCTTCGGCGTATCGGGCGATGCTTTCGCAATCGACGGCGTTCTCTATGTAGGATATGAGAACCTTGACGACCTCTACAAGGCTGTTGAGGATAAGTTCTACTACGAGTGCAAGGTCGAGACTAATATCAAGAAGAAGTAATTCCTGCAATAAATACAGATACACATATGAAAAAGCCCCTGAGCGCGGAAAAGTGCTCAGGGGTTTTTTTAGACGTTAGCCCATAGACATTAGCCGTTAGCATAATGTAGGGAACGCCTCCCAACAGGAGCCGCGACCCTCTGTCCTTCGGACATCTCCCTATACTATAGGGAGTCACCCTCGCCGTTCCGCAAAATGTATTACATATCCAACTGGACGCCGAGGGCGGCTCTGCCGCCCGATAATAAAGCGGCGAAGCCGCTTCCTAAGGGCTTAAAGCTAACGGCTGATGGCTTTGCTTTTTATCTCGGGAACTTATCGCGGTACACGCCTATTTCCGTGACGACTCCTCGGCTGCTACCGCTTATATTGACAGAGCCCACACGCTCCGAGGTGACAGAGCCGAAGCTGACAATGTCGGAGAGGTCCTCGCCCTTATAGCCTGCATAGGAGCAGAACAGCCTTTTCTGTCCGCGGAAGTCATATTTATCGCGGTAGGCAAGAGCCTCGGGCGGATCGTAGAGAAAGCGCATATCAAGGTCGAAGTACTTATGGCGGACTATTTTCAGCGCCTCGGTGTCGCTGTCCGCAAGGTCGAATTCTCCGTAGCTGCCGCCCATATTCGCCATATGGTAACCGCTGGCAAGACGGCTGTCGGTGAGCTCCGTGCCGATGGAAAGCAGCTTTTCTCCCCTGAGGTCAAATACCGCAGGGGAAGCCGCAGAGCTTATCATGACCTTGTTGGTGCCCCTTATATAGGGATATGTGCCCAGCAGCTTATAGGCGAGATTTGACGCCGCGTCCCACATTGAGGTATTGGGTCTGACATAGATATAGCTGCTGTCGTCGGAGTTGTCCTCGTGGGTGACATAGGGCAGAGTGTAAAAGTTCTCCATAAGAGCATTGAAGGACATATGGGATTTTAACCCCGGCTCTATCTGATTTTGTGTGAGCAGCGAGGTAAAGCCTCTCGAGCTGACGTTCATGAACATCTCTCCATCGGTTTTTACCCAGCGGATATTGTCCACAAGGCCGTGATGCACCATAGCTCCGTTAATGAGCAGTATCACCTCCGCCGCGTCCTCATAGGAGTTCCTGACGGCTCTTACTCTTGCCCTTAGGGTGGTATAAGGAGTGTAAAGGTCCTTATCGAACATGAAATTGAGCACCTTTCCCTCCGCAAGGGAGGTACCGTCGGCGGTCTTTATAATGACAGAAGCGGTCATGGGTCATCGCTCCTCTCTATGGTCTCGGCAGTAGTCAGCGTCACCGATACCTCTGCCCATTCGCCGCCCTTGTCCTCAAAGGTGTAGGACAGCATTCGGCAGCCGCTGAATGTGAGCCCCATGTACTCCACGGAAAAGTCCGCAGGGGAGTGGACAAGGGCGTTGAAGCCGAGGATAAAGTCCTCGGGCTGCCCCTGAGTGCAGACCCTGCCCGAAAAGGACAGCCTGCTGCTCCTGAAAGCAGAGTTGGTCACGGCAGTACCGCCGTCAGCGGTGGACTCCTCATTGAGCACCCTTGCCGCCGAAGCTTTGAAGCTTTCGCAGCAGACGGTTATTCCGCCTATGTCTACGGGAACGGCTTTGCGGCAGGAAAAGGCAGTTACCTCACTCATGAGCTGCTCCTTTCAATTTTGGTGATACCGCTGGCGCCCAGCTTTATCGTCAGCACAAGGCGCTGGATATTGCTGTCGAACTTCACACTCATCTTGGTGAGCTTGCAGGTAAGTCCCGACATATCGCCAACTGCCGCGGATATCTTCTCGTCGTAGTAGCTGTAGAGCTGCACCATTGAGTAGTTTTCGGGAGCCGTGACGTTTATCTCCACCTCAGCCTTGAACGGCACATAGACCATTGCAGGCGCATAGATGGGCGCCGAGGACTCAAAGGCGCTTATCCCGACAACAGTGAAAAAACCGCTGCCCTTGCGCTCCATAGCCATGGCGTCAAAGGCGCTGTACACATTGGAAACGTCCTGCGCCCTGAGTCTTGAAATGATATTCTGTATCAGATCCCTGAGCATTTTATACCTCCTCCTCACTTGAAAAGCTGCTGAAAATGAAGTGCTGCGGCTTGATAAGGTCACTGCATATCTGCATATAGTCCCTGACCAGCAGCTTTGAGTACTCATATGCGGAGTTCTGTGACTCCTTCAGTACCTTTCCTGCATATGTGACTGCGGCGCGTTCCCTTGCGGCAAATATCTGCTGCACTCTGTAATAGGCAATGGCAGCGGCAAGGAAATTCAGCCTTGTATCCGTCTGGTCAGCCCCGGGACGGAGCATCATGCCCGTTTCATACACGGCGAGATTGATTATTCTGAAGTACTCCTCGCCGTTGCGCTGTCCCGTAAATATCTCAAATATTTTAAGAGCTGCATCTACGTCCATAAACTCCCTCCTATCTCATGGAAAATCCCTCTGTGGGGTCGGCTTCCTTGTTATCGGGAGCAAGCTGCACCTCAGCCCTGCCCCTGCCGCACTGCTCCTCAAAGGACCTGCGGAGAGCGATGAGCTGCTTTGTGGTAAGGCTTGCCGCGGAGAGGGAAGCTATATCCGCTGCGGACCTTCCTCCCGCAAAGTAAGCCAGCCTGCGGATATCGCGGCGGAGCTCATCGTCTGCCGCAGAGATATCCTCGCCCTGAGCCTTTACTGTGTCGGACTCGGTGTACTTCTTGGTGACACCTGCGTTTACCTGTGCAGGCACAGCCACGAAGCTCCACTCATAGGCGTCGGTGATATCGTCAAGTATGGTGTGGCACAGCTTTCCGCCGTACTTTCTGCCCTTGATGTGATTGCAGGAGGTCACAGCCTTATCGCTGCCGCAGACCGAGCAGATACGCTTGGCTGCCGAACAGGAGATGCTGACCTCCTTTTTTATGCCGCCGTCTATTTCCGCGATGAGGTTTTTGTTCTCCTCGGTGCGTACCATATACGCCATTGCCCTGAGGTACTTGTAAGGCTTGCCGTCCGCGGCAGTGCGCGAGTCATCGGTTACAAGCTCCGTGTCGAAAATACGGGCGTTCTGGTTGGCGGCGGCAGTGTCATGGTCGAAGATGCCTGTCCTGCCCACAAATCTCTCCTTCAGGGACTGAAGCGCCCCGTCGGAAAATCGCTCGCAGTCGCGGTCGATATCGTTGTCGCAGAGAATGACCGAGAAGACGTAGACCTCGTCCTCTGTGAGCTTTCTCCGCGTAAATCTGTTTATTTTATCGAGAATGATATTGTCCATAATATCTCCTTTCGGAATAGACATTCAATGTAGGGGGCGATGTCTTCATCGCCCCGCACTAAGCACTAACAACTGATCTCTTACTCTCCTGCCTCCACAGTGAGCACCTTTACTGCCTCGGGAGTTATCTTTCTGAAGCCGCAGGTCACGGACACTGTCATCTGGTCGAGCTGACGGTCGATGAGCTTGTCTGTCTCCATGACGAGGTCGGTGCTGGTGATGAACTCCAGAGCGAAATCGCGGTCGATACCGATAACAGTATCAGCTCCCGCAGCAGAGGTCTTGATGAGCTCCGCACCGAAGGGAAGAATGAGCCTTCCGTCGGGAGTTGCGGCGCAGTCCTTGAGCTGCTCCATAGCAGCTATCTTGGAAGCCAGCTCGGGAGAAGCGATGACAGTGGTCATATCGAAGCAGTCGAACTCGCCGTAAAGTGCAGCAAGGTCGTCATAGGTGAGCGCCTCTGTGGTGATGGGCTCAACGCCCTCTACAAGTACCTCCACAGCCTTCTTCACAACGGATGCGGCAAGTCTTACGCCCACGCTTCTGAGCATGACGCCGAAAACGTCAAGTCTCTGCTGGCGGATAGCCTCGTAGGAAGCGCTGATGAGTCTGCCGAACTTCTCAAGGACGGTAGCCTCTGCGCCCTCTCTGACCGTTGCCTCGGGGAGAGCTGTTGCCTCTGCGGTGGTGGAATAGGCTGCCTTATCGTCAAGTACACAGCCCAGATACTGGCTGCTGGCGCAGACTGTCTTTGCGGCGCATACCGATCTGAGCACCGTCTCGTCGAAGCCCTTTCTGATGCAGCGTGTTACGAACTCGGGGAAAAGGACCGCTGTCTCGGTGGTCGAGAAGAACTTCTCCACGCAATCGCAGTCCTGACCGCTGATCCTGATGTTGAAGCGCTTGAGCTGTCTCTCGAAAGCGTCCAGCTTCTCAAGAGGAGTTCCTGCATATGCCGAGGAGGGGTCAAGCTCCTCGAGAGCGGCTGTGAAAGACTTGCCGCTGAGATTGTAAAGACCCTTTTCAAGCTTGATATCGTTATACATAATTCATCCTCCGTTTTGATTCTTTTCAAGGCGAAGCTCAATTTCCCTCGCCTGTGCGTTTTTCAGCCTTGCCTCTGCAAGGGCTGTTTCGTCCTGTAGGTTGATGTTGTCCCACTCCACTGTGCAGGCTGCCTCCGCTCCGACAGAAGCAAGGTAGGCATTCCCCACATCGCAGATGACGGGAGTGAGAAGTCGGCGGTAATACTCCAGCTCAGAGGTGAGTATATCCGCCTGCTGTGATGACATACGCTCCGTAGAGCTCCACGACAGTCCCAGCAGGAATGGCGGTATGGACAGCTTTGCGATGAGCTGCTCAAGTATCTGCCTTACGGGCACATTGGTATCAAAGAGCTGGTTTTCGGCTCCGATGACCTTTATATCAACGTCGCCCACCGCAACAAAGTCCTTTACCTGACCGTATTTCGCCGAGTTCATGCCGTCTGCCCACTCACGGGCTATCTGCTGAGCCCTCTCACGGGTGAACATTACGTCCGAGGCTTCGCCTGTGGGCTTGTAGGTCACTGCATAGCGGATGTTGCCTGCACGGTCGTAGTTCTGACCTATGCACTGATATATCCTCATGAGGATGCCGCTGAGTGACGGAAGCCCTCTGAGCAGCGAATTGCCGCCCGTCAGCTCCGCGTAGACTATGCGCTCGGGGTGGGCTATCCTGCGGCTTGTGCCGTCGGGAGCCCTGAGTTCGTAGCTCCTGCTGAACGGGTCTGCTCCCGAAGAAATGCGTATTTTGGAGATATCCCCGTTCCAGAGCCCTGCTATCCTGCGCTGCTCATTGTCCGTGACTATCTCCCCAACAGCCCTGCCGTAGGTGAGCAGGCTGTCAAGGAAGTTGTCCGCGAAGCAGCCCACCGACCGCCCCGTAAGTCCTACGGGGACTCCTGCGAGAAAGCTGTCCAGCTCCTGCTGAAAGCTCTCATCGCTGCATATAACGCGGAAGCCGCCCGTGAGCCTGATTATCTTCATGATGGCTGCGTCGATTATGGGAACTGCACAGCGGAGCCTGTCATAGAGCTCCTTTTCATAGGGCTGTACTGCGGCAGGCAGGTCAAATCCCTCCGCGCAGCCGCGCTGTGCGCCTATTAGTTCGGGAGCGCTTTTCGGAGCGTTCTTCTTCTGAAAAAGCTTCATAATTCCTCCTTCTTTCGTACTGAACGGCGTCACGTTCTTATCGGGCTACGGACAGCGCAATGAGCTCGCCGCCGCTCTGTGACCTGACCATATCCGCCACAAAATAGCGCATATCGTCCATTGCGTGGTCATTCTCCTTTACGGGAGCGTCCGCCCCTGCCCTCTCGTTCCAGCAGTACAGCGAGAACTCCCTGATGATGTCACGGCAGGACTCATGGAAGCGGAGCCTGCCCTGCTTCAGAGCTGTGCTGACCTGACGGATGCCCGATATAACATCGTTATCCGCCTTTGCCACGCGGAATTTCCTGTGGCGTCTTATGCATTCGATAAAGCTGGCGGCAGACGGGTCAACTATGACCTTTTCCACAGCCCTGTCTCCTGCAAGCTCCTCAAGAGCGGCGTAGTGCTCCTCATCGGTGCGTGATGAGCCCTCCCGACGGGAGTCGTAGTAATACTCCCTGAGTCGGTACCAGACTCCGCCGCTGAGTCCCCAGAGCCCGAAGGACGAGGGATTTACGGTGCCGTAGTCGCAGGAGATGACATATCGCTCGCAGCTTATATCGCCGCTGAAAACGTGCTTTTCCGCGCTGAACATGGGATAGACCACGCCCTGTGAGGCAGTCCATTTTCCCAGCACGAATCGGTCGTAAAAGGTGCCCGAGTACATACGCTCATAGCGCTCCCTGACCCTCTTTGTCAGCGAGGGATTGTCCTCCATGGTGAAGTGAAGATAGAGAGCGTTTTTCTGCTTTAGCTTCTTTATCCACTCATTGTAGAACCAGTGGGAGGGATTGTCGGGATTGCAGTTGAACCACATTTTCGAGCCGCTGACAGAGCATCGTGCAAGTGCCTGCTCAACGAAAGACCGCGGCATGAGAGCTACCTCGTCGAAGAAAACTCCCGAGAGAGTCATTCCCTGTATCAGCGCCGCGGAGCCCTCGTCCTTGCCGCCGAAAAGGTATACCCTGTTGGTGCTGCCGAGGAAGGTCATATCGAAGTAGTTCCTGCTGACCTTTTCGTTTATGATGTAGCCGTACTCGGTCAGCAGCGGCAGCATGGGCGTTATTACATTCCTGCGAAGGGAGGTTATTGTCTTGCCGCACATGGCAAAGGAGCCCCCTTTGAAGCATTTGCTCGCCCAGAATATGAAGCCCAGCGACATGGAAAGAGTCTTGCCGCTCCTCACCGCTCCGTCGCAGATTATGGCGTCGCGGTCGCCGTAGTTACGCATATTCCACCATTTCATGGCAAGGAGCTGCTTGTGTGAGAACTCAGTTATCATCATCGTTCCCACTCTCCTCCTCGGCGGTCAGCGCCTTTATAAGGCTCTCTGCCTTGTCACGGTCGCTGAAAGCGTTCTCCAGCTCGAAAAGCTTTTCAAGAGCTTTGAGCCTGTCGAACAGCTTCACCTCAACTCCGCCGCCCTTTACGCGCTTTATCTCGGAGACATTGAAAAGGACCAGCCTGCCGACGACACCCGCAGGAG